ATGAGCAATATGATTTTAATTTTAAAGATTTAGCTAAAGAATTATATAGAGTTACAAAAGATGGTGGTGTAATAGTTTGGATAGTTGGAGATGCCACTATAGATGGGAGTGAAACAGGTACAAGTTTTAAACAAGCATTATACTTTAAAGAGATTGGATTTAATTTGCATGATACCATGATATGGAATAAAAAATCATTTTCTGCTGTTGGTTCTTTAAAAAGTAGATATGCTCCTGTTTTTGAATATATGTTTATTCTTTCTAAAGGAAAACCTAAAACTTTTAATCCTATTAAAGATAGAAAAAATAAATCGCATGGGAGAAAAATAACAGGAACTAATGTGACCAGCGATAGGGAAAGCAGAAAAGTTAGTGGTTATGGCAAAAAAATAAAAAAGTTTGGTCAAAGATTTAATGTTTGGGAACAATGGCCAGAAATGAACAGAAATATTAAACACCCAGCACCATTTCCGGAAAATTTAATTAAAGACCACATTAAAAGTTGGAGTAATGAAGATGGTGTAGTTTTAGACCCATTTATGGGAAGTGGCACAACTGCTAAGATGGCTAAAAAGTTAAACAGAAAGTATGTTGGATTTGAAATAAGCAAAAAATATTGTGATATAGCACAAAAAAGATTAGGATGTGATTAAATTGCTTAAAGTTTCCATTGAAGAAGAATTAAAGTCTGATTATCCAGACCAATACAAGGCTATCACCAGCAAAAATTATCCTAAAAAGCTACCTAATTTTGTAATTAAATTTTTTGACACAATGGAAAAGTTAACTGACAAACCTGCTGAATGGTTGCTTAAAATTAGAAAGGGGTTATAATATGATTTCACTAACTATTAGCTTAATTGTTTTATGGATATTTTTTAACAAGTATGCACATAAGTTAGACGAGTGGGCGTTCGATTTATTATTTGGCGGAATTATGACAATAACTTCAATATATGCAATAGTTTTTATAATTCAAGCTGGTTTTATAATATTTGATTTTTTAGATAAATATAAAATTAAATAGAAAAGGAGGAAGCTATGAAAATATGTAAAAAGTGTAAGCAAGAAATTAAGCCTGATGAAAAAGAAATTGACGGTATGCATGAAATGTGTTTTATGTGGGTAGATAAGAGGGCAGAGAGGGAGGAAAACATATGAGTTTACCAGAAAAATATGACACGTTAGGTAAAATAGACGAATTATTAGGAAAACATCCAAATGCAGAAGAAAGGGAATTGTTAATTGAAATTAAAAAAGATGTAATAGAAATGCAGAAAATTTTAGACTCAGCTTGGGAAAATAATATGGGGCGTGATTTATAGTTATTTTCAAATATACTAAAAATGAAAATAACATTAGTAAGGAGGTGGAATATGAATAAAGAGATTGAAATGGTAGAATGTCCTAAATGTGGTAAGTTAACATCTAACCATAGAGGTGTTTGTTTACACTGTGATGCTAGTTTACAGCAGGAAGATAAAGTTAAGCTAAGTGTTGATGAAAGAGATGTTGGAAGCAGTTGTGAAAGCGGTGGAAGTTGTCCAGTGAGATAGTTATTTGCAAAAATACTAAATTTGGAAATAAGATTAGTAAAAAAATGGAGGGGTAAAATGCCAAATATGAACAAAGTATTTATTTTAGGTCATCTTGTTAGAGATGCAGAAATGAGATATGCTAATAATGGAAGTGGTGTTGCTAATGTTACAGTGGCAGTTAATAGAAGTTATGGTGATGAAACAGATTTCATTGATGTAACTATTTGGGATAGAGGTAATTACAAGCAGGCAGAATATAACAAAGATGCTAAAAAAGGCGATTTAGTATTGGTTAAAGGTGAATTAAGGCAAGATAGATGGGAAAATAATAATGGTGAAAAAAGAAGCAAGCTGAAAATCAATGCTGACAAAGTAGTTAATTTTACACAGAAGCCAGATAATAACAGTCAACAAAACTCAAATGAAGTAATTGATAACTTTGATGATTTCAATGATAGTTTTTAATTAGATTAAATACCGACATTTAACTTTTATTATATTTTTAGCCGACAGAGAAGTGAGGTAATAACTATATTATCTATTTATATCATGACAGCTGTGAGGCTAGCGGTTAGACATTGCCTTGCTTCTCAATTAATAAAAGGGTGATTAATTGAATATACTAGCAATTGATCCGGGTATAACTACAAGCAATCATTGTGGGTGGGCGATAATATCAGAAAATGATAAGTTGATAGATAGCGGTGATTTTATATTTAAGAAAACTGGCACAGATAGAGATACAAATGTCATCAAATTTTTTAATGAGTTATGTGAGAAAGATTTTGATTACTTTGGATTTGAAAAACCTTATGGTCCTAATAGAAAGACTTTGAGAAGCACATCAAACTTTTTAGGAATATACAGAACTGTAATGCTGATGAACGGCAAGGTTGAAATAGGAGGATATGCACCGGCTCATATTAAAAAGATATTTACAGGAGATGGTAGAGCCAGCAAAGATGATATTAATCAATTAGTGTGCAGCAAGTATGGCATTGAAAATGTACAGAAAGATGAAGCTGACGCAATAGCAATAGCTTATACTTGTTTGCATCATTGGAGGGAAAATAATGACAATACTTAAATTAAGATTTATGTTTTTAGTTTCTAGCTTTATTGCAGACCAAACTGGTAATATGTTTATTTATGATTATGCGATTAGTTTAGCGGAAGATATAGATGTTAAATTATCGGAGGAGGGAATAAATGAACCAACAAAAAGGAAAATATGAAAAAATAGCTATTCAAATAGGAAGTTTAGTCGATAGGAAAAACCAAGCGTATGGAAATAGCATCAACAACACAGAACGCATATTAAAGGTGTTTCTAGAACCTTACAGCAATAATGATGGAACATACACTATACCAGCTGAAATGATTGATGTAATAGCAAGACAGGCAAGGGTGATTGATAAGCAAGCGAGGATATTTAGCAACCCTAAAGGTGACTTGATGGATGAAGACCCTAACAAAGATATTGCAGGTTATTCAATTATAGCTTATGCAGCTAAGGAGGATAAGCATGAAAGTAAAGCAGATATTTAACATATTACTATTTTGGTTATTCTTTTTAACAGGTATAGGATTATTTAGTTATGGAGTGTGGAATTTATTCAGTTATGATGTGTTTAGAGAGTTGCTATTTATTATAGGTGGATTATCAGCTTGGGGTATAGCTTCTGATATTAAAATTAAGGAGGATAAATAATGAAACCAGAAAATTGTAAGGTTGGAATGAAAGTTGAAAGGTTTTGGGAAAACCACAATAATGTTAGAAAAAATTCTATTTATACTGTAAAAGCGTTAAGAGGAGAAGATGTTAAATTAGAAGAAACTAATGATGAATATTGGTATGATTTGAATTTGTTTAGACCAGTATCAAAAAATCCTAAACCAGCTAATAAATTTGAAGTTGGTGATGAAGTAATATGGCATAATTATAAAGTTAAAATTTGGGGTATTAGATATGATGATGAAGTAAATATGTATGAATACGCAATAGAAGATAATAAGGATAACTGTGGAAGAACAATAGTTTTCGAAGGTGAATTATCACCACTCAAAAAGCCAGATGAATTAGAAGTTGGGGATAAATTTATTAGGGATTGTGGTTTAAATGAAAGGAAAACAAAAGTTTTAGCGAAGGTTAAAAAACGAGGTACTGTTTATTATTTATGTGAAAGTTTAGATGATGGCTTTATAGATTGTTGGAGTGAAAACAACGTTAAAGAAATATTATATGAATAATTATACAGAATGTACAGCAGATAATTGCGACAACTTAACCACTAACAAAGGGTTGTGCCACTTCCACAAATCGATTACAAGCCATAAAAAGTGTGCTAACATCTATATCAAATATCAAGTGGAGTGGTGTAATGTTAAGGATGATAGAGTTGATAGTTTAGACTGTGAAGGGTGTGAGGATAGACTTGAACCGATGAAACATATCAAATTGTGCAAAAAAATGTGGAAGAAGGGGTTGAAATTAAATGAAAAAAGAAATAATTAATTTATTTTTAAAAGAAAACGGACCCGATGAGTTAATTGATGTTACAATAGAAGCAGTCAATAATTTTCAAAAAACTATGGAAGATAACAAAAAAGCAATTAAAATTTTAGAGAACTCAATCAAAGAAAAAGGGTGGGAAGTTAAATGGATTAAAATTAATGAAGGGATAGAATATATAGCTAGAAAAGAAAATTATGATATATGTACTAGATCACATTTGGCAGAAGGAGATATTTATCAAGAAGAATTAGGAAGATTGATTGCATTAACTAGATTGTTTAAAGTTGTTTATAAATTTGAAGGTGAAAATGATGGATAAGGAATTGGTCGATAAAGTATTAAAGCAATATATTAATTATTGCGATTACATTACAATTTATGAAAAGTTTGATGATATTTTCAAAGATAAAGAAGTCAACTTGCAGCAGAAGAAAAACTTTGTGGATACTGTTGATAAGATGTTAATAACACTTAATGATGATGAGTTGTTTATTATCACACAGTTGTATAATTTAGAGTTAGAACCTTATTTGAGGAAGTGGACACCAGGAAGTGTGCCAGATAATGAAATAATTTTAATGGATGGTTGGGATAAAAAAGAAGCTAGTTTTTATAGGAGTAAAGCATCTGCTTTTGATAAATTGAATGTTTTATTTGATATGATAGACGCATGATAGGTTTAACTTGCAAAATTACAGTTTATACTGTATAATAAAGGTATAGAGTGAATAGCTATGTAAATAGCTAACATTTTATCCCCTTTCGCTGTCGTGGCAAACTGGCTGCGGCAGCACTAATTATACTTCACAGAGGAGTCTACAAATATGTATGATTATCAACGAGATGATTATAATGTTATTCAATATATTAAGAAAAACTTTCCACAGCACTTACAAGGATATTACAATGGTTGGCTTAAAACTGAACAAGTTGAAAGTTATGGTGCAATTCACATTTATACAAAAGTTAATGACAGTTGGCAGATTATAGGCACAGTTTTATAGAGAGGGGTAAACTATTGAAATATGTAGAAGAAAGATTTGAAGGTAACATAGAAGAAGTTAACCTTTTGCTTTTAGGAGATACCCACACAGGACATCCAAATTATAGAGAAGATATAGTTGACGCGGTTTTA